GACTGGAGTTCAGACGTGTGCTCTTCCGATCTATAGGAATTGCTACTTTAAGACCTGTAGGAATAATTTTTGTTTCGTGAGGAAGGATTTCTGTATCTTCAATAGCGTATACATCGCAACCAGCATCAGTATCTGTTGCATAGGTAGGAATTTTTGCATTAGAGTTACATAACTCAATTTTTACCTTTACCTTATCTCTATAAGGAATATCAAGTAAAATTTCAATAATTGCGTCTATAACAAAGAGAAGGAAACCTTTTTTCTCTTTGGATAGAAAATCTTGATGATTAATTTCTTCTTTTAACTCAATCATTTGTTGTAAATTTTCTTCAATCTCTTCAGGGGAAGAACCTTCTTGAACGATTGAGCGCCCCATTTCTCCACTCTTTAAAGTTTTTTCAATTTCTTCTTTCATAGTGGGAAGAACTTGATTAAATAACTCATCAGGCATTTCAAGCAAATAAGCAAAACCCTCAAGAACTTTAGTATCTTTAATTTTATTTAAAATTTCTTCATTATTTCTTTCTTGTAAATTAATTATATTAGCCTTCATCCCAAACACTCCCATAATTTTTAATTATCTTGACAATCCAAGCTCTATCAATAACATCGCCTTTGGATTTCTTTTCTTTATAAGTATAGCCGCAAGCGCTTATCTCATAACCTTTTTCTCTAGCTTCTTCTCGAAACTTTTCCATAAATTCCTTAGCTTCATTTTCACTATCTACTCTATATTCTTCTGTTCTTTTTAATAGTCTCATTATAACTCCTTAATAATTAGTTATTAAAATTTCATTCCCTTTAGTTCTATCTATTTTATGATAGCTACAGTTGCTATAATCTGCGTTTAAATAATAAATATTATATTTTTTTGCCCATTCCTCAAGGAGAGGATTCCCATATTTTAAATTATTACTTAGCGCCCACTTAATACCATCTTTTGAAGCTTTATCTAAATATTCTAATAATTCTTTCTCTTTTTGAAGAGTCCAGCCACCGTTTTCATTATAAGTTGCAACGCTATTTAAATAAGGAGGGTCACAGTATAGAAAATCTCCTAATTTATACTCGTACTCTTTAAAATTTATATTTAAAAAAGTAATATTTTTCTTTTTTATTTCATTAACAAACCTTATTAATTTTTCTCTAAGAGAAGGATTAAAACTACTTCTATCTTTCCCAAAAGGTACGTTATAACCGCCTTTTTTATTAAAACGAATTTGATTATTAAAAGAAAAACAAATTAAAGTATAAAGAATTATTGAAGGATTAAGTGCTTCGTGAGAATTGTATAATTCTCTTAGTTTTAAATATCCCTCTTTATTTGTTTTAGATAAATCGAACTCCTCAATTAAAATATCAATATCTTTTAAAATTTGAGAAGTGTCTTCTAAATAAAATAACCTTAATATCTCAACTAGAGGAATAAGAATGTCATTATAAACAAATTTATTGGCTTCAATATTAATTCCTACATTAAAACCGCCACCAAATAAATCTACAAAAGTATCGATATTGTTTGGAAATAAAGGAATAATATCTTTTAATAATTTATATTTTCCTCCAGTATAATTAAGAGGACTTTTAATATATTTTTCCATTAATACACCTTAAATATTAATCTTCAATCTTATAACAAATTAACTCTTTCCCATAAGGAAGTTGCTCAATCATATGGCAAAAAGTGCGCCAATCGTCTAGTTTATGGTTGCGCCGCCAAGCATAAATATTTCTAAGAACTTCGTAATTTGCTGTCCAAGTTCTTTTTTGATTATAAGTACTTGGTAAAAGTTCAATCATTTGCCACCAATAAGTTTTATCCTCAGTTTTAAGAAATTTTTCTCTATTTTTATTTAGTTCTTCAATTACAGTATCTAAGACCTTTAAAGAATTTTCATTAAGATGTTCGTGAGTAAAATTATCTCTAGTAAATTCCTCACTATGAATCTTATGCATTGTACTACAAGAATCAGCTACAGTATTAATTTTATAGGTGTCCATTTCCTTCCACCAGGATAAGGGCGCTTCAATATCCATACTAACGAAAATTTGCCTCATAAATTTAGAATGGACTGGACCAGCACTAATTAGCCTTTGCGCGAGATCTAAATCATCATTTCCTATTGCATAATTATTTTTAACAAAATAATCGCCAGTATAAAAACAGTGACAATTTCTTTTTGATTTATAAATTCCGCAAAAGTCGGGATTACAGTCATCGCATTGAAAACTATCACTTTTTACCCAACTATTCATAGGATTGCGCATTCCACGCAAAGCCCCCCTAAAATTAAAAACTTCAATATTGCTAATATTAATCATATATAAAATTCTCCTTTAAACTCTTTATATCTATATTATAATATAAATATAAAAATAAATCAAATTTACAATTATACTCGCATATTTAATCCATAAGAATCGGTCTCAAAAAACTTTATCCAGTAAGATTCTCTTTCTAGCAATTTATCTTTATTAACTTCTTCAAGAAGCTCAAAAGTAAAACTCTCCGCGCCCTCTTCTTTCATTAGAGTATAAAGCTGATTTTTTGCTATACTGCCTATTTCAAGAGAGCTTTTAATATGTTCAGACCATCTGTTTGCTACATCTACGGATTTTCCTATATATGCCTTATTATTTTCAGCATAAGTTATTTTATAAATTCCACTAACCTTTTTCGCGCCGAATATTCTTCCAATTAAATCTTTATAAGGAGTTTGATAATAAGTGGACCAAATTAACTTATTTAATATTTCTTTATTGTTAAGTCTTGGCTCAATTAACTTTAACTGTTTAATGTCTTCTTTGTCAGCAGTATTAATTTGTAGCATATAGAATTTTTTATTATCTTTTATTTCTTCTTGACGTTTTTGTTCAGCAATTATAGTTTCTCTATTTCTTTTTAGTAATTCTAATTCTTCTCGAATAGTGTCTATATCTGCTTTATATTTATCTTTATTTTCTTGATATTCAAGTAATAGTTTTTGTTCTTCTTGAATAAGTCCTTCTCTAACTCTTTCGAGATTTTTGTTATAATATTCTTCAACTTTAGCGTCTATTTCTTTCTTAGAATTTTTTTCAAGTCTATCTGCTTCTTGTTTTGCTTGTTCTATTTTGCTTAGAATATTATTGTAGTCGCTTGTAATTAGGCTAATATCTTTAGCTAATTTTCCAATAACTTCTCTTTTTTCTTCGACCTCTTTATTATATTTGTCTAAAGCTTCTTTATTTATTTTAACATTCTCTTTTTTAATCAAAGTGTGACCGACTAAACAGCCAAAAGCAAAAAATAAGCTAAAAAATAAGAATGAAATAATTAATAATTTCATTAATACCCTTCATCCTCAAAAGAATTAGAAATCTTATCCGCAATTTTAAGTTCAATAGCTTCATCAGAAAGAATCCACCAATCATCTTTTATATGAGAATTATAGAGATTTTCATCAATATTAGTTTTTGATAATACGATTTTTTTAATTATTTCTCTTTGCTTTTTATAAAAATCCGCTTGATTCTGAAATTTATTAGCATCGCCGCCAATACTTGCACTACCTTCGTGAAAAAGAAAGCTAGCATTTGGATAAGTCATTCTCTTATGACCTGAAATAAAAATTAAGAATCCTCCGCTATATGCACACCCAATATTAATGGTATAAACAGGAGTTTTAGAAAAACTAATCGCATCTATTACTGTAAAAGTAGAGGTTAAATATCCGCCAGTAGAATTAATAAAAATTTTAATAGGCTTTCTTTGCTCGACGGGAATTTGAGCTTCTTCATCTATATAATTAAAAAATCTTATAGAATTACTCACGATTGTGCCAGTATCTTCTTCAATACTTTCAATTAAAATAGAACGGCTTAATATATCCGATACTTCAAATAACTTATCAGCACCTTCCATTTTTACAGTACTAAGATATTGTTCATAAGCATCCCATATAGTTCTTATACTCTTATTCTCCATCTACTCTCTCCTTTAAATAGCAATATTTACATTTCCCATTCTCAAAAATGTGACTGCATAATTTTTGTAATTCATCGAAGCGTGAATTTAATATAAATACCTCTTCATTTAGAATAAAAGTGCTTCCAGGAATATAACTTTCCATCTTTTCTCTTATAGAATCTATTTCTACTTTTATCTCTTCATTTGTCATAATAACCAAATACCTCCTTTTTCTTTTATATTATTAGGAACTACATTAATTAACTCTCTTAACTGACTATCATTTTCTGCGATTTCTATTAACCTATTTCTTTCAAATTTAGAAAACTTTTTTAAATGAGAGGAAAAACTATCTTTTGAAGAACCTCTTTTAATCCAATGATCTAAATATTTAAAAATATGGTAATAATTTTCGTTTGGGATATCTTTATTAACTAATATTTTAATTTTTGCGCCAATTATTTTGATATAAATAAGGCGATTTAAAATTTTTATTAATTCGTTTTTTAAAAAAATATCGCCGTAATTATTGCTTTTATCTACCCCAAGTTTATAATTTAAAGCACTGCTAAATCCTTTAGATACTTTGCATAGCTCTTTAAATTCTTTATTTGAGAGGTCTTTTGAAAAAATAATTTGCTCTTGAGGCGCATACCATTTTTTAGAGCAAAGTCTTTCTGCCTCTTCTATTGAAGTAATTTTAATAGGATGAATTAAATAAACTTTTTGGTAAAAACCAAAAGGGAAACTATCAAGAACTTCTATAGAGTCTTTTATATTTAGAATATTTGTGTCATAAACATAAACGCGAGTATGACTTTTTGTTTGAAGATAATTTTTAAAATTTTCATTACAATTAATATTATCAGTTGATAAACGAATAAAATTACTGTTTAAAAGAATTCTTTTTTGTTTCTCAATGGCGGCTGAGCCTATAAAATTCCTTTTAAAAAAATTATCATAAATACTAATATCAGGTATACTATTTTCAATAGTATCTTCTAAAGGCGCATATATTCCATTTGTAAAAGATAGTCCGCCATAAGAACATCTTTTATCTAAAATTAAAGAAGAATAATAGTCTGACTTTGGATTATCTTTTCTTAAAAACAATTTACTATATCTCTCATTATCCTCTAAATTTAAAAGTAACGATACGATATTTTTATTTTTTTTATAATAAGAAGAAATCTTCATTACTTCTAAATTTGGAATAAAATCTTTGATAGGAATAGAAAACGCGTCTTGGTCTATAATTCCAATTTCCATATTATCCTCCTTTACATATTTTATAGTAGTATATGAATTAATTTTAATTCCTATACTAAATATTATTTCTAATCTTCTAAAGTTCTAGTATTTTGGATTTCTAAAGTCCCATCTTCAAAAATATTTGTTATTAACTGAATAGGATGCTTATATTGACTGCTTTTATAAGTTTTTATAACCCATTGGTCGCCTCTTCTAATACCAGTAAGAAGTAATTTATTTCCGCGCGTAAACCAAGATTTCTCAACAATTTTTTTTGCTCCATCTGGAAGTCTTTCACTAATTTGTTTATCATATTTAGCAAATTGCGCTTGATAAATCTTCACATTAACTACTCCATATTTTGTTAATAATGAGATAGAATTTTTTGCTTTATTCTTATCTAAGACAGTCCCTGCTATTCTATGGAGTTT